TACCAGCAAATTCATTGAAAGTTATTTTATCTGCATCTTTAAGTAAGAAAAATGATATAAGAGTTCTGTATCAACTGAATAGAATTGATTCACCTACACCAATTAATTTTGAACTGTTCCCAGGATTTAAAAACTTGGCATTAGATAAACAAGGAATTAAGCAAGTCGTAGATCCATCTAAAAATGATGGATCTGAAGACACTGAAATTCCATCAAATGATGGAAAAGATTTTGTGGAATATGAATACAGTATTGATGATTTACCTCAATTTAATGGATTCTCAATTAAAATTGTCATGGCATCAACGAATCAAGCAGATCCTCCATTAATTAGAGATTTGAAAGCAATAGCAACGGTTAAACCTCAATTATGATAGAAGAAAACTATTTAAAAGTAAAGGGAAAGGAAAATTTATTGAGATCCCTGGAAAGTAATGCAATAATAAATTGCAGTGAAGAATCATATAATGATTATATTTTTGAATATAAGAGGGCATATGAAGAAGCTAAAAAAATTAAATCATTAGAAAATGAAGTTTCAAATATCAAATCCGATTTGACTGATATTAAAAATATTTTGATGACTATCGTAAATAAAATTGAAAGTTAAATATTAATAGAAACTTTAACCAGAAGTAAAATGGCACAACCTTCTACAAGACAAGAATTTATTGATTATTGTTTAAGAAAACTTGGTGCGCCAGTTCTTGAAATTAATATTGCTGAAGAGCAAATTGAAGATTTGGTTGATGATGCTCTACAACTTTTTAATGATAGATGTTATGATGGTTCATATTCAACATTTTTGAAATATAAAATTACACAAAATGATATTGACAGAGGACGTGGATTTCCACCAAATGGTCCAGGAATATCTACATTTACTTCGGGAAATTATAATTATTACGAAACTGCAAATTATATTGAATTACCATCTCATGTTTTAGGTGTTAGGAGAATATTTCAATTTGAAGGAACTAATACATTATCCGCAGGAATGTTTAGTGTTAGATATCAATTATTTTTAAATGATGTTTATCATTGGGGATCTTTGGATCTTTTGACATATGCAATGACCAAAACTTATCTTGAAGATATTAATTGGTTGCTGACAACTGAAAAGCAGATTAGATTTAACAAACGTCAGGGTAGGTTATATCTTGATGTTGATTGGAAATCGATGTCAGCTGGAAATTATTTGATAATAGATTGTGACCGATTAATGAATCCGGCAGAATATTCTTTAGTTTGGAATGATTTCTTTTTGAAAAAATATGCAACTTCATTGATTAAAAGGCAATGGGGTCAAAATTTAATCAAATTCCAGGGAGTAAAACTTCCCGGCGGAATAGAATTTAATGGTAGACAATTATATGAAGATGCACAGAGAGAAATTGACGACTTGATGGAGAAAATGTCATCGACTTACGAATTACCTCCACTTGACATGATAGGATAATACTATGTTAAATCCATTCTTTCTCAACGGAACAAAAGCAGAGCAAGGTCTTATTCAAGACCTCACGAATGAACACATAAGAATGCATGGAGTTGAAATATATTATATACCAAGAATATTTAAAAAAGAAAATACTATAATAAAAGAAGTTGTAGCATCTGAGTTTCATAATGCATATCCATTAGAAGCTTATGTTGAAGATTATGAAGGATATGGTGGACAGGGAACAATATTGTCAAAGTTTGGTCTTCAAGACATGGATGATCTTACTTTGACAATTTCCGTTGAGAGATTTGAAACATATATAACTCCACTCATAAAAAATATTCCAAACATAAAAATATCCGATAGACCAAAAGAAGGAGATCTAATTTGGTTTCCACTTGGAGATAGATTATTTGAAATAAAATTCGTAGAGCACGAAAAACCGTTCTATGCGTTGCAAGGAAATTATACTTATGAACTGAAATGTGAACTTTACAGATATCAATCGAGTGAAGTTGTTGATACTGGATATACACAGATTGATGATAATCTGCAAGATCAAGGATTCATTCAAACATTAAAAATGATTGGTGTTGGAAGAACTGCTCAAGCAACCACCACTATGAGAAATTTTGGTATTCAATTTATTGAAATAACAAATATGGGTCATGAATATAGCAGTCAACCAAATGTTGCTATATCTTCCGCTCCCTTTGGAACAGGGTATCCAACTTTCATTCCAGGAGGAGGAAATGCAATTGGAACTGCTGTATTAGGAAATCAAGTTCCGGATTTTTGCCAATCAAGAGAAGATTTATTTAAAGTTTATCGAGTTGATTTAATTGATCCGGGATATGGTTATCAGCAAGTTCCGGCAGTTTCAATATCAGGTGGTGGTGGCAAAGGTGCTAAGGCAGTTGCAAAAATAAGCACTGGTATAGTAGGAAAAATCAATATTACAGATTCCGGAAGTGGTTATTCTAGAGCTCCAAGAGTATCCTTTATTGGCATCTCAAGTGTTGGAGCTGCTGCAACTTCATATATTAATGAAAACGGAGAAGTCGATGCAATTTATATTATCAACGCAGGAGTTGGATATACTCAAACACCAACAATAGTAATTGATCCACCAACTTCATCTATTTCATTCGGCAGTTATCAATTCAATGAAGTTGTTGTTGGTTCAATTAGTAGCACTACTGCAAGAGTTAAGAGATGGAATATTGTAACTAATATCCTGGAAATTGGAAATTTGAATGGTGAATTTGTCGATGGGGAATATATTGTTGGGCAGACTTCTGGAGCTACATATGGTGTTAGAATTATAAATACTGATAATCTTGGAGACCCGCAGGATCCATCAAATCAAAAAGATACTTTTGCAGATAATAAAGTAATTCAAAATGAAGCCGATCAGATATTAGACTTCAGTGAGCAAAACCCATTTGGAACACCGTAGGGAAAAGTAAATGTTCGGATATTTTTACCATCAAATTTTTAGAAAAATTGTTACGGGGTTTGGAACCCTGTTCAATGAAATTTATATTAAAAAAACGGATCAAAATGGAAATATAATATCTTCCACAAAAGTCCCTATTGCTTACGGCCCTGTACAAAAGTTTTTGGCAAGAATAGAGCAATCTCCCAAAGATTTAAACAATCCTGTGCAAATTACATTGCCCAGATTGTCATTTGAATTTAATGGATTATCTTATGATTCTGAAAGAAAATTACCAGCTACAAATACCTTTGTATCAACGTTGATCAAGGATGATCAAAAATTGCAGGCAACTTTTATGCCAGTTCCTTATGTAATGAATTTTTCATTAAATATTATGGGGCAGCAAAATGAAGATATGCTCCAAATTATGGAACAGATACTTCCATATTTTCATCCGGGATATACTATAACAATTGATTTATTGCAAGAAATAGGCGAAAAGAAAGATATTCCTATTATTTTAGAAAGTATAAACATGCAAGATGATTATGAGGGAAATTATGATTCAAGAAGAGCATTAGTTTATACTATAAATTTTAAAGCAAAAATGTTCTTGTTTGGTCCATCCAAAGATGTCAGCGATGGTATTATTAAAAAAGTTTCTATTGGATATGTTGCTGGTTCTACCAGTGATGAACCAGATAAAGCAGTTAGAGATGGAAACTACGTAGTAACACCGGTTGCTACAAAAAGTTATAGTGATGACTTTGTGACATATGCAGAAAAAGATATTGGTTATGCAGACACTACTTTGTATGTAAATTCCATAAATAACATACCATTAAATTCAATGATTACAATAGATGATGAAACAATGAAAGTTATAAAATCTGATTCTACAAAAAAGACTATTGTTGTAGAAAGAGCTAAATATGACACCAAAAATTCTCTTCATGTAAGAGGAACTGGAATTAAGGTCATTACGGCAAATGATAACAATTTAATAAAGCCAGGAGATGATTTTGGTTTTGATTCTGATTTTAGGTAAATATTAATATGAAAAATGAATCACTAAATTCTTTGTTCAATATTGAATCTTCAGAAGATTCATCAGAAATACAAAAAATATCACATGTTGACGTTGATGTTGACGTTGATGTTAGTGTAAATGATTTGAAAGATGATATAAGAAAAGATTACAAATATAGTAGAGGAAATATATACTCAATCATACAAAAAGGACAAGAGGCAATAAATGGGGCGTTGGAATTAGCTCAAGAAACAGAATCCCCAAGAGCTTACGAAGTTACTGGACAATTGATAAAGAATGTTGCTGATGCAACTGAAAAACTATTAGATTTACAAAAAAAATTAAAGGATATTGAGGATGTTAGAGAAATAAAGGGACCATCAACTGTGAACAATGCTTTATTCATTGGATCAACTGCAGAACTTACCAAATTCATTAAATCTCAGAAAATCGATCCTGATGATAAATAAATTATATACATTTTTAAAATAACAATGTTAAACGAAGATCATAAAGAAGTTGCTTCTGGTAAAAAGAAAGATGATGAAGGGTATATGGCAAGAGTTGAATTGGATCAAATTGAAAGGTCCATTCAAAAACTTCGTAAAGTAATAAGCACATCTGATCATCAACTTCCTGCTTGGGTTCAATCAAAGATTACAAGAGCAGCAGATTTTATTGATACGGCAGCCGAATATCTTCAAAGTGATGAAAAGGTGGAAGAAGGAGTCAGTTTTGAAATAGGTGCGGGACATAGAGATCAGAAAAAACAATCGAAAATAAGAAAATTAACAACAAGTTCAAATCCAAACGAAGCTGACGTAGCAAGATCAAAATTAAATAGACCAGAATCTCTTCCATCCATAAGAAAAGAAGAAGTATCTATTGTAGAAAAAATTCTTGGCGAAGAAAAGTGTGGTAAGGGAATGTATTGGTGTAATACGGATAAAAAATGCAAACCACTCCCAGAAGGATTTGATGTTCCCGGTCAATCAAAAAAACCAACTGAAGTTGGAATTGGGAAAAACGCTGATGGCACAAAATCTGAAGAGAAATGTGCCCATACAAAAAAAGGAGAGTTATGTGCGATTCATGGTAAAAAAGCATGTCCCATGAGTGAAGAAAAGGATCCTAAGGGTCCAGTTAAAGCATATAAGTCTCCAGAAGAAATTGCCAAAAAACATGGTGTTTCTTTGGAAGCAATTAAGAAGCAACTTGAAATGGGAATCAAGGTTGAAGGAGAGCATACTTCCAATAAAACTTCAGCAAGAATTACCGCACTTCAACATTTAGATGAAGTTCCAGATTATTATACAAAATTGAAAAAAGTTGAATCAAAGAAAAACGTATCTGAAGCAACAAGAATAAAAGCCCAATCGGGAAATATTATTGTTGTTACGGTTTCATGGAGAGGAAAATATTACTACATGCAAATATTTTTCCCACAATTAAAATTACCATCAAGAGAAGAGATAGCAATTGAGGTTCAAAAAATATATCCAGATTCTCGCGTAATTGCTTATAAAATTGCAGATTTAAATCCAGCACAACCTTTAGTTCAAATTTCAAACACGAAATCAAAAAATTATCTCTTAAATAATAAAACTATCGGTGAGGAGGTTGAAATAGATGAAGCAAAAAAGTCTGAGATGCCTTGCAATAAACCAAAGGCACAAGCACATGGTTCTGGTGAGCAAGGAAAATCTCACGTAGTAAAAGCATGTGAAAATGGAAAAGAAAAACTCATAAGATTTGGTCAACTTGGAGTAAAAGGATCTCCCAAGAAAAAGGGAGAATCTGAAGAATATGCAAATCGTCGTGAAAGATTCAAAACAAGACATGCGAAAAATATCGCAAAAGGAAAAATGAGCGCAGCTTACTGGGCAAATAAAGTTAAGTGGTAGGTAATTTATGAGTAATGATGAACATTATCTTGGCAATCCGTTATTAAAAAAAGCAAATATATCAATTGAATATACCCAAGAGCAAATTGATGAAATTGTAAAATGTTATGATGATCCACTTTACTTTGCGGAAAACTATGTTCAAATTGTAACTATTGATAAGGGATTACAACCTTTTAAAATGTATCCCTTTCAAAAGAAAATGATTAAACGATTTCATGATAATCGTTTTAATATATGTAAGTTACCTCGTCAGTCTGGAAAATCTACTACAGTTTGTGCATTCTTATTGCATTATGCAATTTTTAATGACAATGTAAATATTGCAATTCTTGCAAACAAAGCAAATACAGCAAGAGATCTTCTGCAAAGATTACAAACTGGATATGAGAATCTTCCAAAATGGTTACAGCAGGGTGTTCTATCTTGGAATAAAGGATCTTTAGAATTAGAAAATAAATCAAGAATTTTTGCTGCCTCAACATCTGCATCATCTGTCCGAGGAAGCACATTCAATATTATCTTTTTGGACGAATTTGCATTCGTTCCAAATACTGTTGCAGATAACTTTTTCAGCTCAGTATATCCTACTATTACTTCTGGACAATCATCAAAAGTTATAATTGTGTCCACTCCTTTTGGAATGAATCATTTTTATAAACTTTGGGATGATGCACAAAAACAGAAAAATAGTTATATTCCCACAGACGTTCACTGGACTGATGTTCCGGGAAGAGATGAAAAGTTTAAAGCAACTACGATTGCAAATACTTCAGAATCTCAGTGGAGACAAGAATTTGAATGTCAGTTTCTTGGATCTACCGACACACTTATATCTGGAGCAAAATTAAGTTCTTTAACTTTTGATACTCCATTAAAATCAAATTCCGGATTGGATGTGTATGAGTATCCAGAAAAAGATCATACGTATGTTTTAACAGTGGACGTTGCAAGAGGAGTAGAAAAAGATTACTCTGCGTTTGCAGTTATAGACATATCTCAATTTCCTCATAAACTTGTAGCAAAATATAGAAATAATCAAATAAGACCAATCGTATTTCCACAGGTAATAAAAGAAATTGCTGTCAATTATAATAGAGCTTATGTTTTATGTGAAGTTAATGATGTAGGAGATCAAGTTGCCGCAGGACTGCACTATGATTTGGAATATGAAAATTTATTGATGTCATCAATGAGAGGAAGAGCTGGTCAAGTTCTTGGTCAAGGGTTTTCCGGTAAAAAAGTTCAATTGGGTGTAAAAATGTCTAAAGCAACAAAAAAAGTTGGTTGCTTAAACTTAAAAGCTTTGATTGAAGAGAACAAATTATTAATTTCGGATTTTGATACAATTTCAGAATTAACCACGTTCATTCAAAAAAATAACTCCTTTGAAGCAGAAGAAGGAAGAAATGATGACTTAGTAATGTGCCTTGTAATTTATTCTTGGTTAATACAACAAGATTACTTTAAAGAACTTACTGATCAAGATATTAGAAAAAGATTATACGAAGAACAAAAAAATCAAATAGAGCAAGATATGTCACCTTTTGGGTTTATTACTGATGGCATTAATGAAGAACAGTCATTTGTTGATACACAAGGAACCAGATGGCACGTTGATGAATATGGCGATATGTCATATATGTGGGACTACATTAGTTAAAACATTGAAAATAATAAATATTTTGTAGATAAACTGAGAACTTAGGAGAAAAACATGGCGACTCCTCAATTATCTCCAGGCGTA